CTGTGTGATGGCAATGGCGGCCGCTTTTGCCTGTACGGATCTGGTACACACCCGAGATCCAATGCCCCCTAAAGTGGGTTTTCAATTCGAGCATCCTAAATTTTGAAAATTAATCCCAGCAATGGGAAATAACGAAAGCCTATTCAAGTCCGATCACCTGTAAGTGTCGATACACTTGTCCGCTAGTAATTCCGATCTCGCGTCCGATCGTCTTCATCTCTAAACCGTTTTGCCTTAAAGTTCGGATACGATCGCGCAGTTTTTGCAGTTGCTCAGGAGATCGTATGGGTTCGTCGATTTTTATCTGCTTTTTAAGGGTTCTAATTCGGGCTTGGGCTTGTTTGTAAGTCATTCCGGTATGTTTCCCTATCTCGCGATAAGTAAGCCCCTCAGCGTACAATTTAAGCAGGATTTTGTCTGTTGCCTTCGTTTTGAGTTTTCTCATAGATAAATAGGGTTGCAGTAGAGTAGAACTGAGATTGAATTAATGCGTGACAGCTAGGGTTATCCCAAATCACATAAACTGTATGAACATCAAACCAAATATTAGAGACGATCGCCTCTAGGGTTGGCGGGCCCAGACAAACGCGATCGCCTGCTTTCAAGTTTGCTGCTTTAACTTGTTTTGTTTTGGCAACCGATAGTCGTTCTATCCCCCGTGGTAACATAAAGTAACCTCTTGCTACTGTTAGTAATACTATAGCATATTCATTCCGATTGATACAATCGAATTATTAAGAATAATGGCAAAACCAAAGACAAGCCCGCTCACACCGCTGGTAACTGCGATCGGACATAGCTTAGGATTCACAGGTTCAGCCTCTCGATGGTTTAACAAAGGCTGGGGAACTACAACATCCGAGAGAGGTTACGGAAATTCTGAGATCGACACTTATTCAACAATGTTACGGCAACCTTGGATAGCTGCCTCGGCAAAAGTCAGAATTTTTTTGTTGTTGAGCTATCTACAGCAATACCATCACGAAGATTCAAAAATTAAAGATGATTTGACAAAACAGTTTCAGGAAATACCAGGAAGCTTTGAAACGCATCAAAGTAAAATTGCATCAGCTATTTGCTTTGGATTTAGTATTACTGACAAATGGTATAAAATTGAAGGTAAAAAAGCAAAAATAGCAGGTTTAAACTCAATAGATCCTAGGTTTATTAAGTTTAAATTAAGGAAGGATTCAACATTAGAAACTCGGTTTAAAAAAGGAGACTTTGACAAAGAGCTAACCGACTTTATCCACATAAAAAATGAAGATTGTTTTAACCTAGGAAACAATCCTCAAGGGATTGCGACGCTCAATCGTTCGATTCCTTTTTGGGAACAATACCGTCTAGTCATGCTAGCTATGGCAATTGCCGCTCAGCGGCAGGCTACACCGCTTTTGGTTGGCAAAGTTAACGGTGCTAGCTACACAAACCCGGATGGGACGCTTCAAGACGCTGCCAAAATCATGATCGAAAAATTGGACGAGGCGCGGAATTCTGGCGTAATGGTTATCGACATTATGGACGAGATACTAGCGATCGCCCAACAGACAGACGGCGAGTTTTTTGTTGCTGTTCTCAGAATACTTCGCCAAGGAATTCTAATGAGTTTCTTACTACCAGAAACCATTCTCGGGCAAGGTGAAAGCGGTTCGGGCGACTCCAATCTAAACTCGGGACACCTTGAAATTTTGAGGATGACAGTGCGATCGGAAGCGAGAATGTTTGGGCAAGAATTAACAGAGCAACTTGTTAGACCGCTACTTGAGTTTAATTATGGTAATATTGGTAACTGGGGTTCATTTCCGTTGAGAGCGGATGAACCTAACGATCCAAACGGATTGATTAATGCTTTGACTGGTACAGTAGATAAAGCTATTTTGGAAACAGAACAAGTAGCAAAGAGAGTTTTTGAACTCGCGGGAATGTGATGCGTTATTATTGACTAATAAACTTAGAATTCCCAGACATGGGAATAAAAAAATGACAACGAGCCTGCTTTATAGAGACGTATCAAGTGCAATTACTCCCAGAGAAACGGAGGGCAACAAATATTTAGATTTCAGTTTTGTAAGTACAACTCCCCACCGCTGCATGGATTGGGAAAGCTGGGAATTGATGGAAGAGGTGCTAGATTGTAGACAAGAAGCGATCGTGGGCGATCGGCTGCAAAATGGGTTGATCCAATACCTTTGGAACCACAATCCAAATCAAGTTAGAGGCGTAATCCAGGCGATATCTTGGAGAGATGAAAAAGGCTATTGCACCGCAAAATTGAGCCGATCGCCTGAAGCCGAACAGCTTTGGCGGGATGTGCAAGATGAAATCATAAAAGGTGTTAGTGTAGGTTACAGAGTCCATGAATATCAGCTAATATCAAAGGCTGTTTGGGAAACCGGAGAGGATCGATTTGACGCCAAGTTAATCAGCCCTAAAAAAGTCAAAGCGGTTAAATGGGAACCTTTCGAGATTAGTGCCGCTAGCATCCCCGCAGATGCTACAGTGGGGGTAGGGAGAAGTCTCGATCTAAACCAAAGAAACCCAACAATCAATCTACCAAGATTTATTGCTAATATTGGGGTAGAAAAAGTTAAAAAGGCGATTGACAATATGACACAGCAAACACAGGACATCCGCTCAACACCAGAATATCGTGAACTTGATGACAAGTATCGGGAGTCGCAATCTTTAGCGCACACTCTAAGGGCTGAAAATGACCAGCTAAGGACACAGGTGCAGGGTTTGCAGGGTGATGTTGCAAAATTAGAATCAGAAGCTAAAATAAGCAACAAATACGCTAAGCTAAAAAGCAAAGCTGATGAGTTGCTCAATGACGCCAAGCTGACTGCCCACGAACACGCAAAATACTTTTCTAAAAGTATTGAGGAAATTCTGGCAGAACCCGAACCGCTAACAAAACTAAGTGTTTTGGAAATGTATCTCGATACGGCTTCAGAACGTCCCCCAAATCTTAAGACTCAGCCTTCACAAATTCCCCCAGAAATATCCGAGTCGGGCGAAAAAACTGAAGTCAAAAAAGGCGAAAGAGGTGCAGCTATTAAGCTTTATGAAGAAGCGCACAAAAGAAAGTAAAAGAGTAGAGGATTGTTAAATGCCTTCAGAACCGAGAACTAATAAGAATATGCCGGGCGAGCTAATGATGAGCGGCACTAGCGATGCCGCTCGCACGGTTTTCAATGCCGAGGTAGCGACAGCTATCAAGCCCGGTACATTTGTTGCTGTAGCGGCTACAGTAGCGGCAGATGCTAATCTTGAGGCGCGTCCGGCTTCTTTGCCTGTAAGTGCTGCATCCGTTGTTATAGGGGTTTGTAAAAAGTGGGCATTGAAAGATAACCACCCCCCTAGCGACCAAATGGCAGTTTACCACAAAGGCAATGTGGGTGCGTATGTTGCTACCGCCGTAAAATATGGCGACCCTGTTTTTGCTATTTTTACCCCTGGCCCTACTCAAGGGTATGGGACAAACGTAGCAGGAGCAAATGCAGCCCCTGTAACAGATGCTATGTGGGTAAGTTCTACCCCGGCGAATGAAGTGGCGATCGTATCGTTAAGCAAGCCCTAATTACTATCAATAATTAGTGCTTAAATCCCAGCAATGGGAATACAAAATTGAGGAGTTAATAAATTATGCCTAACGGCCCAATCTGGCAAGCAATAGCCGAAGGTCTAGAGCTTCAACTGACAAATGTTTTTCCTGATTTACCATTTTCAAATGGTACGCTAATACCTACACAAGGCGGTTTAACTCCTGGTAAAGATCAGGTTAACCAAATATTTCTGGGTGGAGCCTCTGGCCCTGAAGCTATTTTGTTAGCTCCAGGGGCCAGTGATATTCCGCTGACTCCAATTAGCATGACCACTGAGTCTGTCCCCGTCATTATGGCGGCAAAAGGTTACGACGTTCAATGGCAGGCAGCGCGCGCACTCAGTTCGTTAAACATTAAGGACATAGTAGACAACGCAAAAATCAGAATTGTACGTTTTGAAATAGACAGACGCCTAAACCGTTATGCAGTTTATGGCGAACCCGTGTTGAAACATACGGGGCTATATAATAGCCCAAATGTGGGTTTTACAGCGTCGTCTTTCGACCCAAACACAGCAACATATCAGCAGTGGGTCACATTCCTGGTTGATATGATTCTCAGCAGCGGGCTTTCCCCGGATGGCGAGACTATTCTAGAGCCAACAACAGTGTTAATGAGTCAAAAAGCACTTTTGAGGGCAGCACAGGTAATGAACCCAATTAACGGCACTGTCTCGGCTCTTTCTGCCGTTCGAGATCAGTTAAATTCGCCGGATAATGGCAACTTAAACATTGAGTTTGTCCGATCGCCTTGGTCGTCAGCGGCAATGTTAGAACTGTACAAAATCTTTCCTGCTGGCAACAACAAAGATCGCATAGTCGTATATACAAAGAGTGATACAGTTGTGTTAAGACGTATCGAGGATGCAATTGCTCAACTCGTCGATGAGGATTTCTTAGCACCTACTCAGGCGCTAACTAGGATCTATCCTTTCTTTAGTTGTGCTAGTTCAACTATGATTTTAAATCCTGCGGGTGTTCGTTACGTGGACACGGTTCGAGCAACTTAATATTAGTAGCGAATAAGTATATTATTTGCTACTAATCAGAACAATAATCCCAAAATACAATCATCATGGATAGCAGTCAAACCTTGGTTACGGTAGTCACTTTTTACCCCGAAAAGTATGTCCCCCCCATAAGCCCGAATATGCCAATTAAGCTCGATAACATCGAGCTACAGCCAGGGGAAAACGAAGTATCCGACAATGACTTCAAAGAACTAGAAAAACACCCTGATTTTATTTTTTGGCTAAGGCAAGGGGCGTTTGTGCTGACAACAAAGACAACTACAACTATAGGGGTTGAGACTGTAACGGAGGTTCCCCCTGCGGCAGTAACACTATCAGATGATGAAATTATTGCTGAAGCTAGACGGCGCGGACTCTTAGCAGAAGAAGCTCCAGAGATTGCAGCAGCAATTCAACCGGAACTAACTGCAATTTTAAATAGCGAACCAGCCAGAGAGGGCGACAGTTCCAATTTAGAAATAGAGTTAGGCGACCCCTCGAAAAAAGCAACAATAAGGAAGAAATAAAAAGGTCAAATGAACAATCCAAAGTCCTTAACCAAAATTCATTTTTTCCCCGACAAATACGTCCCGGCACTAAAACAGGGTAGCACAATACACCTTGATAATATTGAGGTAAAATCAGGGGAAAACGTTTTTTCTGATGAAGAGTTGCAAAGGCTGCAACAACACCCGGATTTTATTTTTTGGTTGAGGCAGGGAGCATTTCTAGTTACTAACGAATCTATTGGCGATGCGCTTGCGATCGAGCATTTGCCAGAGCCTGTGCCAACACCAACGCCGGAACCTGTGCCGACGCCAACGCCAGAGCCTGTGCCGACGCCGACACCGGAGCCTGTGCCGACGCCGACACCGGAACCAGTGCCAACGCCGACACCGGAACCAGTGCCGACGCTGACGCCAGAGCCTGTGCCGACACCCGAACCAATTCCTGAAGTAGAACCCGAGCCAGAACCAATGCCAACGCCAGAACCAACCCCCGAAGCAACTGTACAGCCATTGATAATTAACCTATTAAGAAATCAAGGTTATACAATCACCATTGTGCCAACTTTGACGACAGAAGGAACGCCAGACACAGCACCAACACTGACAATAAGAGAAATACCCGAACCAGTCGAAACTACTCCAACACCGGGACTCTATCCAGCGCAAGCAGATATAGAAGCCGAGCGAGTAGCTTTAGCAACAGCGAGAAAATTGGGTTATGTTGAGACTTTGGAAACAGCGCCAGAAGAGGATGCAGAAATAACTTTGACGCATTCGCGAGAGGCAGTTTTAAGCGAAGCGGCAACAGATAAAATATTAGAAGAAGCCGATCGTGCGGTAGCAGAAGTGCCAATTAATGGGCTGACAGATGAAATATTGGAAGCAGCCAAGCGTCCTAAATCAGGAGTGACGACGGTTGCACCATCAACGACTTTAAATGCTGCTAGAAAATAACTAGCTTAAAAAGAGTAATTAAATCGCTCTGTGCGATCGCGATATTGGGGCTTGGCGGGTGAACTGTCAAGCCCCAAATCTACTTTGGCAACTATTGCTAATTGACGCAAAAATTCAAGCCAGTTGGCACATTTCTGCCCTGCTTTGGCGTCGGCATAACTGATAGAATAACCGTCCGGCTCTACTTTAAAACTTTTAATTTCACCCTCAGTTCGATCGCTCGCCGTCATGCACAAAATATAGCCCAAGTAATACTGGCTGGCGAGGTCGCGGTATTCAGGAGGAAAAACCAAAGCGCGGGCTTCGGCGATCGGGGTTAACTGTGCGTATAGTGCCGGATTAGGTTCGACTCTGTACGTGGTAACAAATGTTGCGTAAGGTATCATTATAATTATGAGCGTGAAACCCCGTCTTTTAATACGGCTTTACATTCCACATGATACCTCTAGACAGGCTGATAAAATCCACACACCCTAGTGTTAACTTTCTTAAAGGCGATCATGAAAAAGTTAACATGAACTTTAAAAGACCATTAAACGGGGCCGTCGATATTTTTGGGAATAGGACAGGTTCAGAGCCTTTCTTAGTGATTGCTCATCTTTACGCAGTCAACAGTGCAGAATCGTTTCCTAATGCAAACCAAGGACAACAAACAAAGCTATATCGAGGACACGCACAAGAACCTAAAATTTTGCCTGCATGGATTATTCCAGCATCAAGCGGTTCGCTTGTCATTGGCGGGCGATCGTACAATTTTATCTTGCTAAGTATCGATCGCACTTCAATGCCTGCCTACGCTGCAAATTTTGGCGAAAGACTAGAAATAAACATCTTTTCTAACTCTAAAAGCTTTTGAGATTGGTTTATCTTTTTGGGCTTTCTTAATAGGATTAGACCAGTCAACTGGATCAAAATTATGCCATTTATTCCAATCAAATTTGTGTTCGTAATAGTGATATTTAAATTCATGAGCGTGACCCTCATACCTGATTTTTCTACTACTAACCCAGTGCAATTCTCCCGCAGCATCCCACACCAATAAAAATAAACTTGAAAAAGTAGAAAAAGGTAGATCGACAGAGGCGATCGTCCATCCGGGATACCAAATTGTCTCGCACAAATTTAAAAAACACCTAGTAGGTTCGGGATGTATTGTTAATTTAATTGTGGGTAAAATCATAATAAGAATTCTTGAAACTTATACAATTATAATACTATCATGCTTTTTATAATTCCTATTATTATTAATGTTGCAGCAGGTGCATTACAAAGAGGCGCAGGCGTGGCGATCGGACGTTGGGCGGGGGGGAACATAGCAAAACAATATATCGCTTCTACAGTTGCAAAAAAAGCGATAGAGGAAGCAAGAAAGCTATCCCTAGGCGAGTCAAAAAACTGGCAAGCAGCATTCAAAGAAAATCCGGGGGAAGCTTTGCGGGATGCTGTCTCGGATTATGTTAAAGCAGAAGTTAGGGAAGCATTCGGCAAACGTCCAGAAATCAACGAACAATTAATACAAACTTATAGCGATAAATTAGTAGAAAATACCGGGGAAGTTCTACACCAAGAGCTTAAAAATGTAGTGGGAGAGCCTAACGATTTAATAGTTCAGATCGATCCAGAAAAAATTATCAATCGTACTACTAACGATTTAATTGCTGAGGATATAGACTGGACAGAGCAAAAGAATGTTATAGGCAGCAACAATTCACAAATACTCGATCGCAGCGTTATCGGTGGCGGGGAATCACAAATACTTAACCGCAGCGTTATCGGTGGCGGTACTTCCCAAATACTCAATCAGAGCGTAATAGAACAACAAAGCCAGATTGAAGATGTTAGCCGGATTACCACCCGAGATATCATTGAGTCTACAGCCAGAAACGCCTTTTATGACTCGTTTGATGAAAGTAACCTCACATACACTGTTATCGGGCCCGATGACGCATTAGCGGGCAAAGTCCGATCGCCATTAGAAACTATAATGGAAAAAGTTTTCGATGTTAATGAAGAGTAAAATACTCATGATACTTTATACGATCGAGGCATATTACCCGAATGCTGTATACCTTCCTACCAACACAGTTAGCCCAATTACAGCAGTATTCGGGCCCGAATCCAGGCGCATTAAAAAACTATCTATAACCGAGATTGTTAACCGATTATTTGACGGCGGACACGATGATTATTTCGAGCATAAATACACGCAAGCAACCTATCCTGAATACATAACCTTAAAAAGCTATGCTGAGGATTACAAGTATTATTTTAGGTAGCGATCGGACAAATAAAAGCCGCTTGCTGAAGGCGGCTTAAAAATATTCCTAACTTACCTCGGGATTGTCCCTCGGTTAACTTTTTAAGTATAGCATACTTGTCTAAATTTAACTTTCCCATTGCTGGGAATTAATCACGGGGTAAATTGTAGTCTGGAATATCGCGGCAGAATATTTTACTGATAATTGTTGATTGAGTTCTGTAATCAAACTCTACATAATAAGCCATCCCGTCTTCAGTTTTAGAAAAAACGTCTTGAAGTGCGATCGTCCGCTGTTTGACCGCTTCAAATCGAGCGGAACTTATTTTGACATAAAGCCAAGTTTGACTTATTACATAAACTTTTGTGCGGCGCGTAAAAAATGACAGTTTCTCATCAATCCATACCCCAATAAACAAAACTTTTTGGGGGGTTTCTAATACAAAAAGTACAGGGCGTGAATCGTAAAACTCAACAAAATCCAATATTGCGGACTCTTTCAATCTTTGACCCGTGGAAGGGTCTATGAGTTGTGGTAGACTTAGGTTGTACATGATCGGTTATGTAGTTAAACAGTGGGCGGTTTTCCGCCCTTCATGCTATAGTATCACAAAATGTTCGATAGTATCAAGATTAGGCAAGAAATATCGACAGCCTTAATACCAGTCCGAAACAGTCTCGCCCCCAATGTTCTTTTAAGGATTCACCCGAACAAAGTGCAGGACTTGGCGATCGCCGACAATGAGGGCGATATATTAATCCTGTTTCCAACTGAGAGGACAACGGACAACGATCGCACTTTTTCAGCGAATCACCAAACTCGATCGCAGCGGGTATCCGTAGTAATATGTTTGCCCGAATATTATTCAGAAACAGGCGCGACAAGAGTTGCTGAAAGGGTAGTTAATACTTTAGAGCGAGTAAAGGTGCAGGATGCGCTCTATCCGCTTACTTTTGATAGCAGGCGAGAATATTCGCAGCAGCAAAGATGGCTGCTAGAGGTAAACTTTGATATAGTCGGAAGAGAACTGATCCGCGAGTTGCCCGAACCCGTACAACCGCCGATTACAACTATCAGGATAGATATTCTATGACAGCCATAATAATAGAAAACGGTAAAAGGGTTAAGGTATCCCCATCTGATGTAATAGCGGTTATAGGGTTAGCGGCAAAGGGTGACGGCAACCCAACGCTGATAACCTCTCTAACAGATGCGATCGCAAAATATGGGGAACGTTTGAGCTTAGCTACTCCCTCAACACCAAAGACAATCAGAGACTACGGGCTTGTGGATGCTATCGAAACAATTTACAAATACGCTCAATGCGCGATCGTTGCGGTAAATGCTGCGGCTGGTGTCAGTCCTACAGTGATTGCAGCTAAGAATTACACGTTTAGCGCACTGGGGAAAATAAAGCTCGATTACCCCAACGTTTTAGCCCCTGTAACCGTGACAAACGTTGCGGGTGATACAAACTATGCGTCGCCAGCCGATTACACGCTAGATGCGCTTAAAGGGGAAATAATACGAACTAGCGCCAGTACCATCCCCGCAGGGGGAACGATAAGGGCAACGTACAGCCAACCAAACTATACAACGGCGGATTGGATTGCTGCGATCGCCCGTGTTGCGGCAGTCGGAAACCGTGTCCCGACAATAATTGTCACGGCGGGTACTGATATCACTCAACCGATCGCAGCAGCCCTTAACGATAGGGCGATCGCACTGGGAGCGATAACGGCGTACACGCAGCCAGGGGCGACAGCAGGCGCAACCGTACAGCTAGTTAACTCTCAAAACGCGGTTGCAGTTTATCCCATCCGCACAGGCGATCGCGGGCCCGAAGAATCAGGCGTACACTTCGCCGCAGCCGTGGCAGCACACCAATACTGGGAATCACCCGACGGCGAGCCACTAACAGGCACTGCCGCTGTAGTCAGTGCGGCTGATGTTGAAGTCTTGAAATCTCGCGGGATAACTTTAGGGAGCGATCGGATTGTTGGCTCCCAAACTACGAACCTAATCCCCTTTATGGTTTCTCGCTTGCGAAACAGGGCCCAGACTATTGCCGATAAAATCGCTAATGATTGGAGGGAGAAACCGTGGAACTTAATCCACTTAGAAGCACTAGGGCAAGCTATTCGGAGCGCGTTAATGTTGGAACCGCCAGCATCAAACCTACCTTGGGCAACGGTAAATTACAACAACTCTAAAAGTAATTTAGCCGATAAAAAGCTAGTCTATGATGTGTTTTTAAAAGGCACAAATGCAGGCGATCGTATTAGTCAAATTATCATTTTTGTGAGTTAATCTGATGGCTGAATTTCAAACAATCGCTTTTGTAACTTCCAAAGGGGTTATACTAGCTAGCGGTGAGGCAAAAAATCTCGACATACCCGAGATTAAGAAAAACTTTGACAGAGATATGGTTATCGGCAAAAAGTACACCAAATCAGTACCGCGCTCGATTCCTACTGTTGAAGTAAGCATGACTCTAAAAGATTTAAAACGCAATCCGGTTTTAAAAAACTTTATTGAGCAAGCTTTCTCGAATGATACGATCGTCACGCTCATGATATTAAACGCCGAACAGTCAACAATTAACTCGGCAGGAACTTCGGATGCTGCATTCTATCTAGGGTATCTTAGCCTGCCTAGTCGCAGCATTACCACAGACAAAGCCGACGAATCGACTATGACTATGGAATTGCTGGATGCGTGGCGTACAGAGCGCGGAATTGTTGTTTGGCGTCTTGATAACGAGGCTGATAGCAATGTAACTATTGAGGCTGTGTACGGCTAGTGTGCAGCATAATTACTCGGCTGATATTCTGGGGTTTTTCTACTTGACGATCGGAACAATATTTCTGGTTTAATGCTTTAGGATTTACCGCACATTTTAACTCAGTAGAACCGGGGGAATAATACCTGCAATCAGTGCATTTATTTAACGGTTTTTCTTCCCATTGAGATTTACAAACAGGGTATCTAATTGCTTGGTTGTCATTCGTAAATCGGATAATATCATATTCAATCATCAAGTCTTTAACGGTTTCCTGTTCGGTAAAAAAGCCGTATTCGCTAAAGCAAACACTATTGTCATCCTCAAAAGGTGAACCCTCTACCCTAACCATCCATGTATACAGCCCTTTATGTCGCTGTAGCGTGGTGCTTTCAAGTTTCCACCAGTCTATTGTCTGTATGGTTGCGGTTACTTCCATTAAGTAATTAGGGCCACGCGATCGGGTCGTCATATATTGCCCTAACTTGAAAACTAAACTCATTTTATCCTCCTGTTTAATAGTAATAATCACAGCACTGGGAATTAATCAATCCCGGTGCTGTGCCTGTTAAATTGCCCAACCTTCGGCATCAGCTTGGGCGATCGCCTCAATTAATGCCATTATAAAATTGTCTATTTCGTCACAAACCATGACCGGATGAAACTTGGCTTCTAGTTCATCAATAAATTGCTGTACATCATTCGGAACACAATTCTCGCTGTAAAGATTATAAATCTCTCCGGCTTTTTCTTCCGGTGTCCACGCTTGATAAGCGTCAGTCTCAAGCCCGATCGGGAAATTATCTTCATCCTGCAAACACTTCTTAATCCAGGCTGCAAACGAATCGACAAACGCGGGACACACTTGCTCTAGTTTGCCGTTTTTATTCTCAAATTCCTGCACAGCTTGATCGAGTTTTTCACTTTTTAAGGCAGATAAATCTATCATTGCTCAGTAACCTGTTTTGTGATTGTTATCATAGTATAGCGTATAAAATACAAAGCAATAAATTATGAGTGACCAACCTAAACCGCGCATAATCATCACAGGCATTTGCAAGGTTTGCCAGTGGCCCTTTAGTTATCAGATAGACTTTGATGCAGTAAGCGACCCCGAATACGTGGATTGGTGTACTGAGTGCTTAAATCCGCCATTACACTTAAAGCACCCAAAATGTACCCCAGAAGAGAAGGCAGAGTCTATCCGAAAAAGAAAAGAAGCAGAGGCAATCTACTTCCAAAAACAGAAAGATAAACGAAAGAAAAAGAGAAAGGGCTATATAGAAGATGAGGCGATCGTCAAGGATGAAACTTTAATCTATAATCAAGATGCCTCAGACTAATGTCTGTTATACTAGACAAACATCGCCATTAACAGTATGTCAACAAACAAATCTAAACCCAACTATTTAGCCAAGTTGCCGCTACCTAACGGCACTTTAATCATCAATTACGATGTACCCGCTCAGGCTTATTTTAATTATGAATTAACGCCGCGCAGTACCCTGTCAAAATTAGCCTTTTTAGGAGCAATTACCGAGATCCAAATTAACGGAAAAGAAGGCAATCACCCAACAACGGGAGACACCCTACAAGAGGCAGGAATTGGCAGAAAAAATCTAGGGGGGAACGGTGACACTCAAGGCTTAATTCCCTGCGTTCTTGCCTGCGAATTCGAGCGCTTTACAATATTAGACGGAGCGACCAATATTTTAAAGTCTCGCAAGTTGTTGTTTGATAACAACATAAATATTACCTTTGAGGACAGCAATTCCGACATCTATCAGGATACTGTTTGGGGCAAAGAAATTAGCGATTTAGGCAGAATTCAAGCGCATATAAACGATGTTTCTCGCTACTGCAAAATCAACGGTAAACCCCTCACAGATGACTCCTACAACTTGCCAGTCAGTCAAGGGGGTATCGGTTGGCTGTTGGCTGCTTTCTTGTTGCAAATGAGTATTGAGCAGGGAAAGTTCGAGTTTACGATCCCGATACCTTTGTAATTCTCACAAAGTGGATAGGTTGCGATTTTTTGGCTTTAATTTCCAGATTCAACAACCCTGCAACCGAAAGACTTTTTATAGAAAGTGCGATTAATTTGATGGAGAAAGAAGCCGCCGAAGTGAGACGGCGGCAACAAATTTAAGCCCAGAGCAATCGGCTCTGGGTTCATTTTAGTCTGTGGATAACGTTATCCACAAATCGCCGATCGCTCGCAAACACTTCCAATTTTGTTTACAATCCGGCAATTAATTATTATTTCCCATTGCTGGGAACAAGAACAAAATGGGAGTTATCAAACTCGGAGTGCAGACCGACCTTACGGATAACGTAACGCCGGGTTTGCAAAAGATGGCGAGTTCTGGAGTTGATGAATTAAAGCGGCTTGGTGAAGCTCAAAGGGCTTTAAATCAAGTCGTTAGCGGGGCCCAGAATTACATTACAGCCCCGTTTATTGCATTAGGGACGGTAGCATATAACGCCGCTGCAAGTTTTGAGACCAGCGTTACAAGTATTAACAAAGTTTTAGATTTATCAGAACCAAAACTGGCAGAAATGAAAGGTCAAATATTAGACCTTTCTAATAATCTAAGGGTAGTAGATCCCAATAAAATAGCTGCTGTAGCAGCAGCAGCAGCACAATATGGGGTCGCTAGTGACGAGATTATAAAATTTACTAGCACAGTCGGAAAGATGGCTTTCGCTTTCGATCTACCCGCAGACGAAGCGGGAGAATCGGCGGCAAAAATCAGGAACATTTTTCATCTTTCAGTCGATGAACTTAACGATTTAGGCGGCACAATCAACCAGCTATCTAATAATATGGCCGCCTCTGCAAAAGAAATCACCCAAGTGCTGCCAAGGGTTGCAGGGTTAGGCTATCAAGCCGGATTAACCTACCGAGA